CTTGGCATCACGGCTGTCACTACATTCGCCACCGCCACAAAAAACGCAATGACTGCGACACATTTGTCCGATCCAATAAAGTCAGTTAAAAATTCCATTCGTTCCTCGTTAAATTACAGGTTTGTCGCTGGCAACAGCACGGCAATTCACATTCTGTGTACCAGTAGCGTGTTGGATGTTATAGGTATCCCCTTCTTGCAGAATCAACGTAAACTGGTACAAAGTCGCTGCGGTCAAGCTTCCAAGGGAAATCGTATCGTTCCCAGCAGTGTTCTTCAGAATCACATTCACCACAGTGGTCGTACTCACACTGATCTGCAAGGTATGCACTTCAGGTTTAGGGCCGGGAATATTAAACACCCTGGTTACATCCGAGCTAAACCAATCCGTGTTAATCGCTTTACTGGTTTCTATAACTGTTCCTGCATTGACCATGTTATTTCCTTAGTTTGGTAATCTTCTTAATACAACCCAGGGGGATTTGACCTTTACCCGCTATATTCGTATCCTTCTTGTCGTTTTCATCCATCGACATACAAAAGTACAAAGTGGTCTTGGTCTTATTTACAAAGAAGCCAATGGACTTGATCAGTATTTCCTTATACCCAGCTACATCCTTAATGTTGGTCCAGGAGATAGGATCATTGTCGTCATACCCCGCATCTTCCCACTCGACCATGAACGGTTCGCCCACCTTTAACTTAGGAATCCTTGCCACTAGTAAACCCACAAAACAGGTGAATCTTTTGTCTTGCTAACATCCACATGGATAAATTCTTTAGCAATTCCCATACGGCTGAACTGACTACGCAGCACACCGACCAGATAATCTCTTTCGCCAGAGTCACTGCAAAAGACATCTACCGCTTCTCCATCTATATGCGAAGAAGTGGCGGACCCACCGATCTTGGAATTGTGTGAAATACACCGGACCCCACTAACAACCCGGATAGGCTTGCCAAGAATGTCACGGACCTTTTGCAGCTTCTCAACCAACTCCGCACTAATATTGTTACTGCCACAACCGCATTTACACTCAAACTCGTCTTGGGCGAAGTTTTTGGTTAGCTGGACTGTCATTCAAAGTTTCTCTAAAATCATTTGAGTCAAGCCACTCACCGTAGCGACCCAGGCACATACAGTTGCCACACTTACAATGGTAATAATCAAAGTCGTGTTCAAATATCCTCGTCACATAAACGGGAGTCTTGTTCCCGCATTTCGAGCAAGTGACTGGCTTCTTCTCTTTCGACAATTCTTTCGACATCCCCTGGCACTTTGCAACTCTTCCAATTTGCCTTAATAACAGCAGCAAATATCGGCCAGCTAGATGGAACGCCAACTCCGTTAAGCGGATCAGACTTGAGATACTCATTCGCATCATGTACAATCTCTGGACCTTCCCTGGGACGATCCCGAACAACCCTCAACTTCCTAGTGTATCTTTTTGTAGACACCTCATATCCAGACTTATCTTTTAGTTGACACTTCTCATCCTACTGTGTTATATTATACACATAACTTAACCGTTTGTCAACTAAAAAAGACACTATAATCAAGTGTTTATGAAAAAGGATACAATCTGTATAGAATGCGAAGAAACTTCAGGCGAGGAAGTGGGGGTAGAAATATCAATGGGGAATGTATATAGAAAGTGGGTATGCAGGATATGTGGCGAAAGATGGTATACCCAGGACGATATCCCGCCAGAAAACATGAAAAACTAACGCCAAAATTTCCTTTAGAATCAACGATTAAGGAAATAGTTTATATGTAGGAGTATATTTTACTTGACTTTTAGGGGAATTTATGGTATAATATTCTTTTAAAGAAAAGAAATATTAAGTTAGATTTAGTATATTTTAATTCTGGTTATTACGCAAGTTGTTTTGACTTTATTCCCGTTAGGGAATTATATGTAGTCGAGTTTGCTTTTTAACTCGACAGGGTTCGGGTCTTTTTCCGAACCCCAGCCTATACGGCCACGACTCTGTCTACAGGTAGACCAAAACACCCTCAACCATTGGCGACTTCTAAATGTCCTTCCATCATTCATTTGAAAACCCTGAAGAAACCTTATCAATGGAAGAAGCTATTGATCAAGGATATGAATATTTTTTTGAAGTTAACTTTACCATTGGCGGTCATTCATATTCCTTCAACGAAATGTATAAAGAAGTAAATCCTGAAACAATTGTTAATTTCTTTGAAAGGGTCGCCAAGGATGCTATAGACCTGGCGGAATCGTAAAGTGGGAGCGGACGTGTACAACAAGATAAAGTTGATGGAATGTATGAACTTGAACATATCGAAATCTGACCGCCAAAAATCCGGGGGGTGGGGGTCAACTTTTTTCAAATCCAGAACCTTGATTAATAAGGTATTAATCGTTTTCAACGCCAGACTATTGAAGATTAATTCATTTATATTCAATGAATTAGCTACCACCCACCCTATTTTGTGTTGTGATTGTGTTGTCAACCACCGATAATCCGCCAAACTATCAAGGCCGTGGTAATCCCTACTCGTGGAATCGTGACGAGTTCGGCAGATTCAAGCCGACCGAATCCAGTCTAACGATTAAAGAACGCCTTTCCACTAAAAAGAAAGCTTTGGTTACAGTCGGCTTCAATCCCAAGGAGAAGCAGAAAATAGTCATCCTTGCCAAATCCCTCGGCCTTTCCCACTCTGAATTATGTGCTTCAATAATCCTTGGTTACATTGACGACATCCTTCTGCAAGTCAATGATCAATTGGCGAATATTAAAAATCCTCCCAAGCTTCCCGACAATTCTAATAAATAGAATTTCCGCTGAGATGTTTTCTTTGCTTTGAATCCAATTAACATTGTCAGCGTTGTCAGCGTTGTCAGCAATTTTCCCCAGGCTGAATTAATCCGTATTTTCTTTTAAAAAATATTCATTTTCCTGTTGACAAAATATACTGGAAAATGTATATTCCCCTTATTATGTACAACACTAAACAAGGGGGAATAAATGCCTAAATTAAAAGATTTGATCTTTCCGAAACCAAAAAAATACACAAAAAAAGAGTATGAAGATTTTGCCAAATCAATTGAAAGGGCAATAAAAAAAGAATTGTGGATTAAAAATACTCAAAAAATCAAGGGGGAAAAATAATGAGTTTTAAAAAATTTCAAGAGTCTAAAAAATTTATTACTGATAAAGATGATCCTACATTGCGTGGTTTTATTTATTTTTCTCAACCGGATCATTCGCCATATTGTTATGAAAATCTTTTCATTGAATTAAATTTCAATCCGACAAAGGGAAATAAATATTGCCTAACAATTTTAAATGATTCCTTTGGTTCGGATGATCTGGAATTGTTAGAAAAAAAACTGTACTTTTTTGCCATGGGCGAAGGGTGGGAAGATTTTTCTAATATATCTACGAAATTAAAACAGGTCAATATAGATTCTGATCAAATTATTCACTACGAATCTTGTGCATATTGTGGATCAGCAATGGATCAAGGGCAAACGTATTATTTTAATTCTAATGATGATGATGGGGATAATTTTTATTGCCATCCATCATGCGTTGAAATCCATCATTTAATTATTAATGAATAAATAAAAAATCCCCCTTATCAATTGGCGTTGATCAAGGGGGAATAAATCCACAAGGGATTTTAGCAAACTTGTGACGGCTTGCTAATTTCCCTTGTATCACGTTTACAAGGGGGAAACAATGAAATTACTCAACGTTGACAGTAATGCAAAAACTGTAAAAGGTCAAAAGAAAGGGTTTTTAACAGGTATTTTATATTTAGCACCTTATACATTGGCAAATCGTCAAAACGTTTGCCAATTTGCTACAAATGGTTGTAAAAAATCATGCTTATATTTTGCTGGCAGAGGGGCGTTTAACAATGTTCAATCCGCCAGAATAAGAAAAACTCAAATGTTTTTTGATGACCGGGAAATATTTTTACATCTCTTAAAAAAGGATATTGAAGCTTTAATCAGGAAAGCAAATAAATTAAATCTAATCCCAGTGATAAGGCTCAACGGAACATCTGATATTAATTGGGAAAAAGTTTATTTCAATGAAAACATTAAATTAAATGTTTTTGAATTATTTAGTGATGTTCAGTTTTACGATTACACTAAAGATTCAATGAAGTTTTATAATAATGATATTCCCAATTATCATTTAACTTTTAGCCTTTCAGAGGATACGGATAATAATTTTTTTCACGATACCCTAACACTAAAAAATAAGAATATTTCCGTTGTATTTCAAAACGATTTACCAGACAGGTTTTTAGGCTATGAGGTTATTAATGGCGATTTAAACGACCTGCGTTTTTTAGATAAGCCCGGAACGATTGTAGGATTATCCGCCAAAGGTAAGGCTAAAAAAGATCAGTCCGGGTTTGTAGTTAAGGGGGAATCTCTTGACTATGCTTAAATCAATCCTGGTTGACTTGCTATTTTTTTTATTATTAACCGTTTTTTTAATCGTAGGTTTATGCCTATAAAAGGATTAACCTTTTATCATGGGATTTTAGGGGATTCCCCTAGAATCCCAGAATAAACGGTTAAAAATGCTTAACCATTGGCGATATTTCGCCACTTAATAGGGGGATTAATATCAATACCTTTGAAAAATTATCGATCAAAATAGAGCAAATCAGGCCGTCACCTTGAAAATATCCTTTATTTTCAATATGTTAGCCCTATATCCTGATTTTGGATAGATTTCCATAGATTTACAAGGCTTTACAATATATCGATCAGGTCTAACTGGCCCTGGTTATCATCAAAGAAAGGAACAAACTATGCCACTTAAATTAGAACCAGAGGAACGCAGATCATGTGCGATTCGCTTCAGAATTACCCAGGAAGAACATGACGATTTAAAATTCATGGCAACGCACCACGGTGTTACAGTTTCAGATTTAATCCGCCACTTCATACGAGAAGGCATGGCAGTGTACCAGGAAGACATTAAAGAGGTCTAACTGGTCCTGGCTAATTCATACACAGCATAAAGTCGTCATTATTATCAGGACACCATAGCCGGGGGAAGTCCAGGTATCGCAGAGTAATCTGCTTTGCCTGTTCCGCCCCCCTGGCCATTACTACCGCATTACCAGCGTGTGTCAGCTTCTCAAACCAGTCTAACTGGTTCGGACTAAGCCTTCCTTTCTTAACATCCTTCATTTCTATATACAAAGATAAATAGCAGCCCCTGGATATAGGAAGGTGAAGGTCCGGTATCCCAGACCTGGCTCCTTCTTCCTTCAGCTTCTTCCCCCTACGCATTGCCCCATACCCTGCTCCGCCCTGGTTGGGAATGGCGTATATCAGGTCTAACTCCGGCACTTCAGTCGCATATAAACGACACCAGTTTATAAATGCAACTTGCTCATCATGTTCTGACATTTAATTCTCCGAAAATAGTGGGATGGTAGCTTGCAGTTCTGCCTGGGTCAGGCAATACATCATTGGACTTCTGCGGTCAGTCTTAACCAGGTTGCGATAGTTCTTATCCTGGAATAGCTTTCGTTTGCTGGCAAATCCTCTAAAGAACCACTCACTCCCTGCCCCGGTTACCAGGCAGTAGTAATCGCAAATGTTATGAGGGAGTTTCTTTGACTTGGGTACGGCTAACTGGCCGTTGATATGGCGGGATGCTTTAACGTCAATTGTCTTTCCATTAACAGCAAAATCTTCTCTCTTTCTTTCGCCAAATGTAATGTCACCTTTGTCTAGCTTGAACAGTTTGGCGAATACTATCTCACCGCAAGCACCTTCCAGGTCTATCTCAAAACCTGATCGCTTGCTGTCTCGCTTCTGGCACTTTACATTCTGCTTTCTGCTTTCTGATGTCCTGGACCTTGCGATTCTTTCTGCGAGGTCTAACTCTCTGCGAGTCAGGCTTACTAATGTGTCCTTTAAAGATTTGCTTCGCTTGGAACATGGTTCTAAGGTCATCTTCAGGTAGTCCTTTCAATGCGTCTAACTCCCCCTGGTCGATTCGTAATAGCCCCTTGTTCGGTACTGCTACCTCACTGTTTCTGACTAGATAAAAATCCTGGCTTAATACTTTAGACCTGATCTTTAACCAGCCATGCTTTTTAAAGTGCTGCTCCTTTTCAGCTTTAGTCATTTCTCCTCCCAGTCATATGGCGGGACTCTCCTTCTTAAACACCCCGCTGTTACGTTTTCAGTTTCCTCGTGGATAATCAGCAAAGCAGATTTGCACTCTGCCAGTGATTTATATTTCTGGGTATAAGTTGTGCTGTCGTCTAGAAATATAATCCAGAGGACGTAATACCACTTCATCTCTTAAATATCCTCACTTTAATTTAAACAGCGGAACAATGGCTTTAAATTTTTTATTCCATTGTCCCTTGATGACATGAGTGGCAAACATTACCCGCACTTGGGTAGGCATTAGACTCTGTGCCACAAAAGGTACATTTTAACCACTCGTAAAACCTAATCATGTTGTTTCTCCCTTTAGTTAAAAATTAAGTTCGGGGCTGGTAGCGTCCCTACTTTCGCCAGACTGCCATGCCTGACTACTTTTCAGGGCCAGCCCCTAGCCGAGCTTGATAACTTAACTGTGAGTCACCAACGGCAACCCGCCATCAAGCTATTACGGCTTTAAATATCCTTCATGCGATGAAAAATTCATGCAAGTTTATGCGTGATTACGCATAATAATCTCTGGGGCTTGGCATAAACCGTGGCCCCTCACGGTAGATATTTTATAGACCCCGTATGCCTTGGGTCTTGACTTATAACTAATTAAAATTGATTGACCTTATCTTCCGCTAAAGTACAATTCATATTTGGATTAGTGTATTGAACGCCACCGTCCTGGCTCGTACTGTGTTTAAAGCCGTGGTCAATACTCCAGGCTAAATAAGTTCGGGGCTGATGGCCTCTCCATCGGGATTCCGACCGATACACTTACTGGTGAGTCGTTTGTCTCGGAGTCAGCCCCTACCAGGTCATGTAGCAAGCCAGATGTGTGTGGCGTACAAGCCTGGTTATAATCCATCACTAAACCTTCCGTTATAGTATTCATAATTCATGGCAACCATTCCTAATCTGCCAATATGTTTTTGCTTACATTTCTGAACGTGTATCTCCACCTTGTTTTCATTATCATCTTCACGCCTGTCTCTAAACACACTCAAGCAAACATCGCTCATGTTGTAGAAATGTGCGGACCCGGATATATCCCAAGGTCTTACTACAGGGTAATGACCATCCGTTCCTTTTTGCTGTTTAGTAGGATGAGCAATCAGCCATACATTGCATCGATGATTCCTGGCAAACCTTCTGATCTTTGACAGGCTTTCCCGCACATACTGCGTTTCTGATTCACCCATATTGGAGTGGTCTATATCATTCCAGGGGTCAAGTATGATTCCTTGCACCCCCTGCTTCTTGACTAGAAACTTGGATAACTCTAAAAGATGGTCCACCGTTCTTTCCATCTCATCAGGCACTATAAAAGTGAGATGGTCATCCAGTTTTTGTATGGCGTTCTTTAAACCTATGTCGCTCATCCTGACATGAGAAGGATGTTCTTTGCCAAACGGTCTGCCGTCAATCAACTCTGCCAACCTGGCTATGTGTGTTTCAACTGGATGATGCTCTGGAGAAAACATTCCAAACCGCATTCCTGTGTTGATCAGGTTGATCATCAACCACTCAACGAAGGAAGATTTGCCGTCACCAGGTTGACCTGTCACCGTACATAATTCCCCTGTTGGGTTGACTGTGTAAAACTGGTCAAGTGCGAATGAGCCAGTGGATATGCCTTCATCCAGACCATGCTCATATAAATGTTCTAATTGATCTTGAAAGTTGCTGACCTGGTACAGGCCATCCACAGGGAAAGGTTGTGCGTTGTTAATACATTCTCGCAATGCTTCTTCACCATGTTGAACCAACACATCATTGGCATCGTTACACCCTTCAGGCCAAATGATGCGGTAGCATTTCTCCAGGCCAAACCTTCGTGCTAGTTCCGCCTCAAGATTGCGTCCTGGTGCATCGCTATCGACCCCAATGATAAACTTTTTGACCGGATCAAGTACGTCACCGCAGTTGGCGAAACATTCATCAAGGTCGCCAAATCGTTTTGCGTTAACTGCACCCGCTCCAAAAGGGACTGACATGACCGAGTCAATTCCGACTTGTAGGTAGGATAGAAGGTCAATCTCTCCTTCAACCACATGAACTTCTTCAGTATTAATCTGGTCAATTCCATAGAATACCTTTCGAGGATTTTTAGAGGATTTGATATTCTTATTAGCATCTCTGTACTTCAGCATCTGAACCTCTCCGCCCATGTAGTAAGGGAATACGATGTTCCCGTTCTGGGTAGAGAGTCGCATTGTCATGGTGGGGCCAACGCTAATACCACGATTCTGGAACCATGCCTCTGCTTTTTCTGACAAGCCGTCATTCTGATAAATAGGCTTGAAATATTCCTTCTGCTTCCACTGTGTAGGACGTTGAAAATCTTTCTTTAAGCCACCATGCCAGTCACACTTTGGTTTGTGGCACTTCCACACACCTTTAGTCGTGTCAACACTTAGAGAAGTGTTGTCCTGACACCTGGGGCATTGCATTTTAAATGACCCTGACCTAGTGCCAACGTCTATGCCTACATCTTTAAAGGTTTCAGTAAACAACTTTTCTCACCTGTTTTTGAAGGATGGGTTGATTTAAATAGCTGTCAAACTTATTGCCAAACAGTGTTTCAGGTCGAAGGTATTTAGACATGGTCGAATCGTGTCGCCACTCCTGGACCTTAATGTCAATCACCTTGATAAAGTCATGCAGTCCATACCCCTCTGCCATCCTGGCCCTGATATGTCTCTGTGTTGCCCTGTTATGTGCCTTAAACCTTGTGCCAGCCTTCTTATTCAAGTGGTCAATCACTTGTTTGACGTTATACGTTGTTTCAAACTCCCGTAATTCACCGGAGCCACTACACCACGGACATTTCATAATTGGAAACTCCTGAATTTAGGTTTACGAAAAGGTGTATGCCTCAAATGCCACAGTTTGTTGATGTATATAATTGCAATGATTGCATCAGTAAAAATGAGCCAGGGTACGCCATTGACCCAGAATAGCCACATCCATAAGACCTGGCCTGGTAGCCCAATGGCACACCCCAGCTTTACCCAGCCGTTAGCAAGTAAATAGATATTTGTACAAGCGAAGATATTGGCAAGTATTTGTAGGAAGGTCATCACTTCGGGACATCCTCTTCTTTAATGTCACAGACATCTTGAGGGAATGAAGACTCTCTGCCCTGGCAGCAGTCTCCAAAAGGAAAGGGTTGCTTACAGTCCGGGCATAAATATTTCCCGTGTACATTTTCTACTGGCCCTACATATCTGCATGAAGGGCAGCGTTGTGTGTGTTCAATCATTGCACGGCCTCTTTAATATCAATTTTGTTGTCAACGTAGTACTGAATGAACATGGCGTTAACCGCTACCTTGGCAAGATGAGGTTCGGACCTGTCACCCGCTTCCCACTTCGCCAAATGTTCATAAAGATGATTCAGGACCGTCCCAATTGGCATTCCGGCTTTCCAATTGTCAGGGCCATGTGACAGGCATCCCTCATACATAACCACGCCCATTTCCCTGATAAAGTCTCTGACTAACAGATCATGGCGTACTTCCAATTTGTTGCGTGTTGCTCCGGTAGAATAGTTTTCTTTACTCATTCATCAACCTTTCAAATAAAACTTTTAGTGCAATAGCTCCAGTAAGCGGGACGACCCCGTTTCCCAAAGCTTGTAGACGTTCTGATCTATAGGTATTGGCAAGCTCCAGCCAATTGGCATCCCCATCAGCCACTCTACAAAGGTCGGGGACAGCCTTCTCTTGAGCTGGGGCGAGGTCTGGTCGGTCATCGAGGATTCGTTGCCATCGCTCTGTTTCTCCTGGGCCAGGGGGCCAGTATTGTTGTTGCATTGCAATCCTTTCATCACTACAGTTGTTAATGATTCTTGCGAGCCTTTCTTACCTCGGCTACGATCTTGATAGCCCTGCCTCACTTCCGTTGAGCATGGCGTAGGCCAATTAGCGTTGGCATAAATCCTTACTGCATCTGGGTCTACTTGTTCACGCAAATTACACGGACGCTTCCCAGACTTAGGTCGTCTGGCGTGTTTCACCAACGCTTCTGGACTCCTCTGCGGAAGATGATCCATTGTATTGGGTGTTGCCCAACTTGCCGACTGATCTCGTAATTTAATTTTAGGTGCTTCTGCATTCTTATACTTCTCGCTGTTTAAATCCTTCACACCACCAATTGGGTCAGAGGCACTGGGAGTACGCCAGGATGAAGACTCGTTTTCTAAGATGCGAGGCTCCCACATCTTTCGCTGAAAACACTCCCCATTCCGCATCGAACCCCATTTGGGCCAACTCTTTGAGTACGGTTGACATGGCTCTGTTAGAAAGGAGTCCTGTGACGTTTTCGATAAAAACGTATCGTGGTCTAATTTCGCAAATAATTCGGCAGTATTCGTAGAACAACCCGGACCTGTTTCCTTGTTTGATTCCTTCCTGCTTTCCTGCGACTGACAGGTCTTGGCAGGGGAAGCCACCAATGATTGTATCCACAACTCCAGCCCACGGTCTGCCGTTGAAGGTTGTAATGTCACTCCAGATAGGAGCTTCATCCAGGGTCTTGTCTTCCATCCTCGCCACGAGTACGGACGAGGCGTAGGCTTCCCGCTCAACGTAACAAACAGTTCTCGACTCTGGAAAAACAAGCCCCACTGACTTATCAAGTCCAGCGATTCCGCTGAAGAGGGACAATATGTTCTTGGGATGTATAGCCACATTTTCGACCTTTGATTTTGTGTTGTGTTTGTGTTGTTAAACTCACTGTTTCTGGACGTAACTCACACGTTAGGATTTTTAAGTCCTTGTAAACTATTGAGTTATTGGGATTAAAAACTTGGTGGGTTCGTCCTAACCGCTAGACGATGGGGCCACAAGTATTTGAATTCTCAAGGTTTATCCAGTTGGTACTTTTCCTTGTGTTGTTTTTGTGTTGTAAATTATCCATTCACTGCTTGAATTAAAGTCATCTTAGTCGGCTGGACCAGCAAATCCAAGGCTGCCTTAATCGGCTCCAATGTGGTCCGTGAATAAGTATCCGAAGTAATATCTCCGAATGAATGACCCATAATTCTTTTCCTGATTTGTAACTCAACGCCAAGATGTTCCAGCCTGGTATTAGCCGTGTGTCTCATACAATGCGGAGTTACATTTTGCAACCCTGCACGTTTGACTGCACTGCGGAAACCTTCACGGCTGTACTTGGTCATAGGTTTGCCCTGGCAAGTAAATACATGGGTAGGGTGTTTACCACGTTGACGATCTACAATTGATTGAGCCACCGAATTCAATACAACTGCCTTATGCTGACCGTTCTTATGTTCTGATCCTGGAATGATAAACACCCCACCCAAATCAGGAAGTTGATGATACCAACTCCATTGCAGCTTACATACCTCACCCGGTCTTGTTACAGTATGCAATTGAAATGTAGCAGCATCTTTCAGGTATTGTGGCAATTCACGCATGACCCGCACTTCTTCCTCGTAAGACAAAACATGAGACACCTTCTCATCCCCCTTTTCCTCAAGGTTGATGATAGGTCTGCGGTTCATCCACGGCTTGCCATCCTCTTCCAGCCTGTAGCAATGGTTAAGGATCGCCCTGGCAACTTCCAATGTCCTGTTGATGCCACCTGACTTCATACCTTTGCGGTGACAAACAGTACGGAACTTATTAAATGTTGAATCGTAAATACTATCTAGTGGTGTGTTGGACTTAATGTACTTGGAGATAATTTTCAGATGACGCAAATCTGTAGTGATATCACGCTTCTGTTTGGCTTTGTTCAGGTAATGAACACATCCATCATCCCAAGTCTTTTTCAAAGGCCGTCTGATATTTAACACTACTTCATCAAATATCTGGCGACTCTTTGCTTCGAGTACAGCTTCCGCCAACTTTAAACTGGTTTGTTTTGTACTCTCTCTGGTATAGATGCCGTGAATCGACTTATCTATATGCCAGTATTTTCCACGCTTCTTAAGTCCGTGTGGCATGATTCCCCCTTGAGCGTTGTAATTAGCTCATCGATTTCGTTTTTATCAAACAGGATGGTCCTTTGAGTAACCTTGATCGGCTGTAAGGAGTTCCTGAACTTGGTGTTAAATAATTGTATATCAACCCCCATATATTTGGCAGCCTGATTTAATCGCAATAATCTTTGACTCATATTTTACGCCTGTATAAACTTGCACGATTATTTTTTTTACATTCAGGTGAACAAAACTTTGTCCCTTTTGCCGTACCCGGATATGTTATACCACAGCAGTCGCACTTCCTGTCAATTATTTTTTTAGTATATTTGTCATGGTATAACTTTTTAGCTCCAATTTTTTTGCACGGATCTGAACAAAATTTGGGTCGGTAGACATAAATAGGAATAGTTTTAGTAGTGCCACAAACGACACACTTAAATGTTTTAGTATGTATTCGCTTGATAGCCTCATGCTTGTTGCCCTGGATGACGATTGTGCCGTCATCCAGTTCAACCTCTTCCCTGTCAACATTCTTCCAGTGAAGTTCCTTGACCGTATCCACTGAAACAACTTTCTTCAGCCTATTTTTTCCATCATAAACCTTGACTGGGAATAGCATTAGAATCCTACTCCTTCCTCTTCAAACATTTCTTCAGCATCCGCCACAACTTCCTGCGTATAGCCTTCACATACTTCAAAGTCTACTGAAGCGGAACCACCGTATGGAACAAGATCAACCACCTGGACCCCCTTGAGGATCAGCTTGATTCCTATATTGGCGGATACATAAGGAAAGATTTCAAACGCCACCTTCACCTGACTGCCATTGCCAACCTCAACGGTCATTGGCTTGTTCTGTGCATCACGGACCGTAATCTTATTCTCAATGGTCTGAAGAACCTGACCGCTGGCTTTGTCCTTCTTATAGTAGCAACCGTAATCCCGGAACTTGAATTCCCATTCCCCTGTCGGGTCACCCATGTCATCTAACACCTGGTAAAAAGGCAGATCGTTCTGCTCAACAGGATGGGCATCCAGAAATTTGTCTAAGGTGTCAAACTTAGCTTTCTGCTTGGGATGCTTTTCCAAGTGCTTCTTCATTCTTTCCTGGCCGACTACACGATGATGTGCAAACATCTGGTCAGTAATCAATTTTCGCAGCCCTTCTGATTCGGCATCGCCAAATCTCAATTGAATGGAATACTCTCCTTCAGGATGGTCTGCGTTGGGAAACTTGGCATTAGCTTGTGGAGCGTGTACCTTTGCCCAATAAGCCGTGCCTGTCTCTGTGATGTGTCTTTCTCTCATGCTACATTCTCCAGTTTAAAGTTGAATCGCCTTGATCCTGTTTTTGTTTCCTTGTAGGTCAACAAAGTTTCCCCTGAAGGCGATACCAGGGTTTCTGCGTCTTTAATTCGTTGGCGTATTTTGTTATCACATAACTCAAGTTGAGCTTTATATACATCCAACATTTCTTTATTCCTGGCACGGTCCTTGACATAGCCGTGCAGGGTGTCATCCGCCACTTGTACCTTTTCTGGCACAGATGACGGCCAAAGATGCTTTAATGTTGAGGTGGACAAATGGGACACATCAGGTTCGATGTCATCCTGGACTAATTGCCAAAAAGCTATTTCTCTCTGGAGCAAGTCAAATAGCTGGTCCTTGGTGAATTCCACTTCAAATATTTCATGGCGACCATGAGCCATGAAAAGAACGGAATAGTCCCATTTCATCCTGCCCGTAACCAAGGCATAATGCATGGTCTGCGGAAGATAATAGTCCGGGACTCCGTTATCCCAGTCCTTCTCACTCCGCATGAATACGCATTTGCATTCCACACCACGATTGTAATCTCCAGCTACAATCCGGTCAGGATGTCCACCTATGAAGGAATATTGCTTCATATATATAGTACGATTTACCTTCCTACATTTACGGCCAGTTTCCTTCTCATACTTCTCCACGGCCAACGGTTCCCCGGCATGACCTAATTCCATCATCGTGTTGGGTTCAACCGTGTCAGGCTTGCGTCCTGTCTTTACCGCCCAGATGTCATACATATCAGCATATCTGTGTGTGCCAAGGATAGCTGCTGCATCTGACCCGGTAATACATTTTGTTCTGGCCGCTATTTGTTTTTCAGTTAACATATTTGCCTACTCAAAAAAATCGTCTAGTAATATAAGGATCGTGGCGGTTACACCTGATCCAAGCACAATAAAAACAAAGGCTTCAAAGAGTGTCATAGCTTAGAACGGTAACGGATATCCTCACGCTTTAGTTGGGCAACGAGGTGATTCAATATTCCAATCTGAATCTCGTGAGGATACCCGCATATCTCTTGTTCGATATTTTGGATTATGTTAGAATCCCCACCTGACTTTCCCGCACCAAGGGGAATGGGGGAAAAATCAGGCTGCGATGAAGGAGGTAAGACACCGCTGGGGAAATAACTAATTGGGTGCAATAATTTTGTTGACATTTCTGTTATAAGATTTATCCTACATACATATTAGTTAATATTAAGCAACATTAACTTAGGGAGGAATATACACTGCAACGTGTATATTGTCAACAATAAAATGAATCAAAAAATACAGGAAGATTACTTAAGGGGAAACCTGAACAAAATATTACGCCAAAAGAATATTGTGCAGAGGAAGTTTGCAGAGAAGATTGGCATTTCGCCAGGTAATCTCAACAGCCGTTTAGCCAGGGGGGATAATGTTCAGCTTGAACTGATCAAGCGTATCAGCAGGGGTTTACAAATCAGCCTGGATGAATTAGTATTTGGCACTACTATTGAACCTGTTGATAAGGAGATATGCATGATTCATGAGATGTTAGCGTTAATACTGAAGGAAGGAGATAAAGAAAGCGTAGAAAATATTGTTGGAAAAATTACACTTGAAGCTGAACGTATTAAACGCCTGGGAAAGCACGAAGCAATAAACGGTCCGTAAATAAAATTATCCAGGCTTTTGGCACTGCTCATCAATTCGGTGATCCAAACGCTTGAGCCAGTCTTCCTGCTTAATATTCCAATCTCTAAACTTGCGTAAACTTTCACGGGTATCTTGCATCTCATCAATCTCTTTGGATAAATCCATAACGGTGGTTGTGAGATACCCGCCCCACGCTGAACAGATAGCAAATAAAATCACACCAAAAGCTTTAGCAACTATTTCGTAGTTCATTTGCCACCTTCAATCCTGGCAATCTGTGTACGCAAGTCACCAACCTGTGAGTAGAGGCTGCCTATATCTTTCTTATATTCATCACGCTTAATCACATCAGCAGTTTGGATAACCAGCTTGTCCATTTTTTTGTCAATGGCATTGAGCCAGGGTTTGATGTCATCCTTGACATAATCATGGCTGACAAATTCATCCTTCATCTGGTCGTGAGCCTTTAAGTCATCCAGAATATGATCTGAAAGATCGGCCTTAACCTGGTCGATATTACCAACCATTCTGTTCCACATCCAGCCAATTGCTCCAATCAATAATACCCAACCATATTTGAGAAGTTCCATTAAATTTCCAGCATTATTCTCAGGCATCTATATCCTTTCAAGCCAAGAGGCTCCAACAGTTACATCACCGCCAGAACCAGAAACGTGTTCAGCGGTGATGACTAAACGATCTTCAGGTCGTAATGTTAGCTCCTCATTACTTAGCTGAAGGTCTTTACCTTCTCCAGCACCAATAACAAATGCAAATTCCAGTGTACCACCAACTATACCTGTGCCAGTCCCGCTATGCTCCATCACAGAGTTGCTGTCAATGGCTGTCATAGCTACGCCACCAGTTATTTCAGTTGGGTTTAAATACACTCTGATAATAGCCGACTTGGTTGCGTCAGTAGAAAAGTTGATGTAGTCAGGGTAAACGCTGACCTTGTTGATGGCAGAGTTGTAGACCAGTTTGTTATGCAGGATCATTACAGGCAGTTCAGTAGTGGCAACAGTCTTCGTATCTGTTACGCCTCGCCTGATGCCCTTAATGCTTTCTTTACCTTCAATAAACCCTGCCATAGAAGCAGTCTTCATTGTTAAAGCACCGCCTGAATAACCTGATTCAGTCTTGGCAATCAAGTTTAAATGGAAGGTAGGATTGACTACAGTGGGCGTAGTGTTCTGGTTGGTATAGTCAATGCGATGAACTGGCTGGAACATACCCGTATTGTCATCTTCAATGGCAAATGTAATTGCACCATAACCAAGGTACTGCCACTCAATGCCATAGACATTACCCTTGGTAGGATCAAGCGTCATACCACTTGGGCCAGTGCCATCCATTTTATCTATGTTCCATGAAGATTGGGCAACCCATGTTTCAGTAGGAGCAACGCCAGTTACATCTGTAGAAAAAGCATTAGCTGTTACGCCAGTCGTATCTGTATCAGCAAAGCTGAATGTGCCAGTAGCATTTTCAGCTACCAGGGAGATAAATTCAACGGTAACACTGTCAGGCGTTCTTACTTCCCAGCCTCTGCCAGCGTTAAATATATCAGCAGATGCTGCGACTATTTTGGCGACCACTTCAGCAACAGTGTCATTTAATGCCACAGCCACAGTCACAGCAGTATCATCAAGAGTGATGGTGATATTGCCAGCAGATGTGCCAGCCCCTGCTGTAATTTCTAATGAACGTACTTCAAGTGTGCCACCTGATCTACGCATCACACCAAAGCTAGTGCCGTTGTAGCCAAAGTAATAGCCTTCGTCATCATCACCTGGGCCAAACACTTGCGAAGAGTTGGCAACGCCTGTAGTGAATGCACACGTCCCCATAAACTTACAGCCCTGACCTGGGCCATACCTTACAGTATCAATAGTCCTGATCTGGCTGAATGATTCGGCAGTAGATGAGCAAGTAACAATAGCGTTGCCATCTGATGAGGTAACAGAACTGCCAGCTTTGTTAGTCAGCGTCTGGCCTATGTCAGAGTTAACTCCATAGGGAAACTTCATCTGAACTTGCGGAGTACGCTCTGCTACCAGTATGTCGCCAAATGCTGACATAGGGCCAGCTAATCTGACTTTCGGAGTATAGGTAGTGCCGTCATACGCAGCAGCAATTGGCACAGTGTTATGGCCTTGCTTATTAGCCTGGCTGCCAGCGATAATATCGCCATGTCTTAGTGTAATATCTTCGCTCATTAAGGTTTCTGCCCTCGCAAAGTCTGTTTATCGTTATATAGTTAAAAGTTTGATGTATCACAATCTCGCTATTCTGTTATATTAACCAAGGCGGTTAATAAGATCAGCGTGTTGATCTTGTGTTTACCGAAATGTTCATACTAGCTTCATACTAGTATTTGAAAAACTAGTTTGGCTCTCATTGTGGTTTCGTAGCCCTCAGTGCCTTCTTAGCCGTTAGTTTATCAATCGTCTGTTGTGGAACATTGGTCAAATCCATGTTGTCCATCAAATCCTCTCCCCATCTCGGAAGGATTGCGTCACTGGCAAGCATAGCTCCCAACCAATCTTTCATAGGTTGTTCAGCGATAAACTGAGCCTCTTGTGCATCCCTAGCATCCTCTTCAGCTTGCGTGAAGGGTATATTGCCATCTTGTGTTGCATGAAAACGTGCCATTATGAACCTCTTAATCTGCGATATTGATAAACATCACCTGTCAAATTTCCTGTCTGGGCATACCATTTAATAGCTACATGAGCTTCGGCCGCTCCTGTATAAACACCACGCCAAGTCATTGGAACCATCTCAGCGTTATGTCCAAATAATGCGGCGTGTCCTATCCAGCTAGTAAACTCAGAAGTTCCAGCAGGGTTAGTTAAAGTCAGTTCCGCACGATATAGCTTCTCATTAGTACCAGTACCTAATCCTTCTGTAACAGCAGGGTCGGCAAATAACATATTAGTAGTTGCTTCTGCCGACTGAGAAGTTCCAGAAACATTAGTAGAAAATGCTGTTGCCTTATAATTAGCTGTTCTATATGTAGGGCCAGATATTCCTAGCTCTCCGTGAAATGACCGTGAATCAACTGACGGCACAATGTTTTCTAAAACATAATGGTAGTCATACCCAGATACCATATTTGTAAAGGCAATTGTGGAAGCTCCTGAAGCATTAACTACGCTTATATACTCCCACCCTCCACCCATTGCAGGGCTAACTTTAGTTGTCATATCGAATAATCCTTAATGTTTCGATGTATCTCAATCATGTGTCGAAATTCTCCTGTATAACCGTTATATAGTTAAAAGTTTTATGTATCATAAAAGCGTTATTCTGATTAAGCTGGTTTACTATTTCGCAAAGCCACCTTAGCGTCATACTTCGCCTGTAAACTAGCGTTGCCAGCTACTCCACCGTGGTCTGATGTTATGTGGTCTTCAAGATAGCGAGGAATCATAGTTCTGTCACTTTCAGCCATCTGATCTTCCCAGCTAGGCACTGGAGCAACGTAAGGTGTTGGCGTATTGCCAGCGTCTAGCCATACCTGAAGTTTACGCCTATGGCGGTTTGCCATATCGTCAGGGACAGATATAGTGTCATTTATTTTATAGCTCCCATCCTCCTGTACTTCTACCGTATTGATTTCCATTTAGCCTCCTAAAGTCTAGCGTCTGCCATCATCCATGTTGTATCTGTGCTATCTCGAACCATGAGTACAGCCTCACCAGCATTTAGTCCAGATCCTGTTCGCTGTGTCCTTGCACATACTTGCGTTCTATTAGCGTGTTCCCATGCGATGCTCGAAGCATCCGCTGTCACTCCACCGGCATTTTGCACATCAAATGTGCCAGCAGCAGAACTGGTGATAGTTGGTACCGTCCGCATTTCAGCCCTAAAGGGAATAAAGCCAAGGGATTGTGGAGCCGAGTCCGCAGCCATCACACATATCCTATGGGCATTGGTTTGTTGCCATTCAAAGCGTTGAAGGTAATAATCAACCTCGTGCTGAACTAACCCTGTGGGCTTGCTATAAAAGTCGTGTACCGTAGCACCGGGATTAAGTTGCCATTCAGTTACATCGAGCTGGTCATTAGCAGTAATAGTCCCGTCATCAGTCCAGATAAATATAGCTATGTTCTTCGTATCTGAGTCAACAGTTACATTCTCAACTGTGAAGCGTTGCCATGATGTGGTTAGATTTAAATCGGATGGTGTATTTTCATAACTCCAGTTAGTTGCCAATGTGGGGTCGGTTCCATCACTTGCCCAAGTCCCAACAACATCAGAGGTAATAGAGTCAGCAGTACCCGTCCATTTGAGGATGCCTATCCTGATAGTATCAATAGCACCTGAAGTTGTCTTAGCCTGTATGCCAAACGACAAAGCACCATTGGCAATATAGTCTTGGCAGTCTTTGCTCTCCAAGAAGTAAACCCACCCTGCTTGAGCATTAGCATTATCTACGTTGATCCTTGCAAAGTTCCTATCGCCTTGTGGCCCACCTGAAGTTTGTAAACTGGTAGTTGACGAGTTTTCACCTACATACAGAAACAAGTCACCGATACTGTAAGCATCGTCTGTGGCAGAAGTATTATTTTCTTGATTGACTAGATAGCCACCATTGATAATATCGTTACGGTTAAAGTAAGAACGTGTATCACTGGTCAGCTTTGCAGGGGTGACAGTAGCATCCCCCGGTGTAGGTAGTGTTATCTCAAGTGCTAAGAAGATTACCTCGACGTTATTAGTCCCTGATGGTGGAGCAGTAGTAAACGTCAATGTCGTACCACTAGCCGTATAGGTAGAGACTGCTTGCTTCACACCATCAATGTATATTGAGATGGAGTTGGCTGAACCTACAGAGTAGCTTAAGGTGAAGCCAGTGGTGCTACCATCACCACTAAATACGTCAGCAGCAAGGTTGCCGTGATTAGGTTGTTGGCCTATGTATCCCATTTATTAAGCTCCCGGTTTAGTCGCACGAAGAGCAACCTTCGCATCATAATTGTCTTTCACCCTGCCGGGGGCTAGAGTGACATTCTCAGTTATAAAATCTTCCATCCATCTCGGAAGGTTCCGGTCAGTTGCTTGCATATCTTCCTTCCACTGTTGCAAAGCTGTTTTACCTTCTATCCAATCTGTTCCGTTCCACTTGGGATACTCCAGTTGAGGAATATCACCATCTACTCTTTGATGACCAGTTCTTGCCAATACTGTGGCAAACTTAGTGTCAACATCATTTCCTGTGTAAACAAGAAGACCGTTATTGTCTACTATATTACTTATCATTATGGGTTACTCCTTGTTAGCATAGTACATCCTAGCATGGCTATGTTTATCGTAGCTGTTCCCCCTGTTACCAACGCAGAGTATTCAATTTGGCTGGAAGAGTTAGCTAACACAAACCCGTTTGCAGCCATATTGTCAAACGTGCCAGAGGTCTGGATAATTGAAAAACTGTCGGTGTCATTTGTATCAGTCTCGCCAGAACCCTTCGTATATATATGTAATCGACCAGCAGTGCCTGTGTCTGTTGAGTTAGTTAAGACAAAAGTTGCGTGTATTAATGTTAAAGGTGGTGCAGTTAAAGTAGCAGTCTCCGCAGTTTGCGTGGTAATAGAATTATCAGTTACATCAATTGGGGGCGAACCTGTCAACCTAAAGTAATCACCTGACTGCGTAAATGCTAATATATTAGAACTAGCATCTGTCCTCACCCAACCTATCAATCTCTTCTGGTCATAGTTGGTTGGCATCGTTACTGAACTACCAGCAGCAGACATATCCGTACTAAACAAAGCGTCAACAACACCAGTATCAGAGCGTCTAATCAGGTACACTCCATAACCAGTTGAAGCTGCAACTGCTCCAGTATCAAGTCCACCAGCATCGTCACCTACTGCCCACGTTGCGTCAATTTGTTTGGTAATGGCTGTGGTCAACTCCATAACAACAGCGTTGCCATAATCAGTTGCATAGCCAACTGCTATATCAAGATCATGATCCGCATCGGTACCATTGTTTGAACACGTTAATCCACCAATGCCCCCTCGATCTTCTGCTATATGATTCTTAGCAATAATTCCATCACTTAAGTCAGTACCAGTAAGAGGCACAGCCGTAGGTTCATTTCCAACGTATCCCATAGTCTCTCCTTATGCGCTAATTGTGTCTATGCGAGATACAATAGAATCAAGTGAGCTTGCAGTATCACTTACAACTTTCAAAGCATCACCGTTTTGCAATACAATTTTAGCTCCACCATCTATCAGTTCTAATGAACTTCCAAACGGAATAGGAGCATTCTTAGCAATGTAATAATCAGTAGCAGTATTAGTCACATAAACATCCACATTAATAGCTGCACTCGCATGAACATTACAAAGCCTAATTCCAATTACAGCATCATCGCTATCACTTGTAAAAACAGTGACAGGACTTGTACCTGTATCTTTATCAATATGTCTTTCAAAATCTTGTGCCATTACTTTCTCCTAAAGTGCAACACTCATTGCGATTACAAATCCGTTAGTAGCTCCACCACCAGCAGCCCCCGTGTCGCCTTTGTCTCCAGTTCTGCTAAACTGTAAATTTACTTCGTCACCATCACTGAATGACCCTGCTGACACAGAATGTGCTACGCCTACCTTTGAATACGTTGATGCTGATGTGACGCTTCCTGTTACGTTATAGACTGCGTATACAGCCCGGTCAGACTTTTTGGTAACTTTGATCGTACCCTTTGTGGTGCTGGTAGAATCATCCCAAGTATCCAGGTCAGCCTGAATGTCGTTGCTGTTAGCGTCAACGTCATCGATGTATACAGTCGTAACACTTGCCAAAGTAGCGTTGTTAAACCAAACCTTCCCTGCTCCTGAATCACTGTCAGCCGTGTCTGAGTCCCATAAATAGTCATACCCAGACGATATGCCAAAGTCACCAGTCCTTGTGAAATTGACTGACACAGCATCTGTATCAGAGATAGTCCCTGCTGATGCAACGTGAGTAACCGCTATCTTGGAGTAAGTCGATGCACTGGTTACAGCCCCTGTGACGTTGAAGATGTGAAAGTTTTCCTGGGCAGTCTGCTTCCTAATAGTAACCGTGCCACGAATAGTAGAAGTTGAATCATCCCAGCTATCCACCATTGCATTGATACTGGCTGCGTTGTCGTCAACGTCATCCATGTACAGCACAGTGGCAGAACTAGCTGTTGCATTATTTATCCAGACTGTTCCCGCACCCTGGTCGGAATCTGCTGTAGCACTATCCCACAACATCTCCACGCCCTGTGAAGTACCTGTTGCACCTGTTGCCCCGTCAGTAATAATCTGGTCCCACTTGGCAACATCAGCATTAGAAGATATTGGCAAACTACCTGTAGAGGTATGGGCTGTATTACAGCGGTAAATAACATTAGGAGTAGGATTAGTATCCTTAACAATGTCTCCCACTACATAATCCGTAGCAGTCGCCCAGGTTCCTTGCCAGGTTCCTAAACCAGCATCAAGAGTTAAATCTCCAGATGTGTCAAACGCAACGTACTTGCTTGCACGATTAGTAGCGTTCTGTGTAAGGTTTACCGTTCCACTATCTGGTACTGGGTTTGCTGGATCGCCCAACTTAAAACATCGGTCAATCTCTTCCTGCAATTCCTGTATCTGAACAGTCGCCCGGTCCAATGCATCTTCATGCGTATCTGCGGGGAATGGATCATTCTCCACATAGTCAGTAGACTGCGTTTGTGCCGTACTCCGCTCAAAGAAAACATTCCCGGTTCCAGAAGGTGGAGCAGTTACAAATGTAATATTCCCGCCACCCGCCTCGCCTACACCCGATACCGTGTAATGAGTGGTTAGAGTTTGCAATGTCCAAGTAGTAGGGGCAGCCACCGGAGTGCCAAGGTATACATTGATATCCCCCTCTGCGAGGATTTTAAAATCATAAGCAAAAATAGTCGTGGAAGCATTTCCATTGTATTGCTTAGTTAATGTAGTAGTTGTTATAGTCATCTATCGATTCCTTGGTGTGGTGGTAACTTTGTCAATAGTCTCTTCAATGAGCCGAATACGGGCGTTAATTGACTCATCGGATAGCATCTTTGCAAGCTCTGGATATTTCAAATCTCCATTTGCATCCTTCAACTCCACTAACGCTTGTGCTGCCTTGGCACGTTCTAAATGAACAATGCCCTGGATGTAATCGGCCTTGCCTATATCTGGCATCTCTAGAAAAAATTGTTCTTTGACATCTTCCTCTAAAATTTTAAACGCTGATTCACCAGCAAGAACAACATATTCGTGATACTCTTCAGGCTTCAGACGAATAGCAGTTGGCATCTTGCTTCTATTGCCAGGGATATTAGGGATGCCTAAAGCTTCATTCGATATAACAGGTTCTGGCAAACCCACTGGTACTTTTAATTCCAAAATCCAATCGTCTACAGGACTGTCCTTCTTCGTTTGAATAAAGAATGGAGATAATGGATCAAACCCCACTCCCTTCTCATAGGCCACTTCTTCTCCCCACATATTCACACGGGGTGGCAAATCCTCACTATAACCAGGAAGGTTAGCTTTAATATTGTTCAACGTGCGGAATAAGACTTCCCCAGAATCAGCCAGTGAATTTCCAAACTCTTCACCAAATTGACTGACAAACTCATTGCGTAAAAATTCCGGGTCAACAGTCTTCGTATCCCGCAAGGTTGGGTCTGTAACTTTTTCCAAATCCCGAAAGACTCCACCAAACGGAACAACGCTACTCCCTAAGTTTTCAAAAAACTTACTTCTGCCTTCCTGAAATGCCAGCATAAAATCAGAAACACTTTTAGCAAATGTCTGACTTAAAAAATGCTGGCTCATGGTCAACACAAATCCCTGGGCAAAGGCAATACGTTCACCCTCTGAAATCTGGTCAGCAATCTCAACAAAGTCCGCCATCATCCCAGCGAAGAATGCAATTGGTTCGGCACGTTGAATACTTATATGTCTCTCTTTCCCGTCCTTGCCCATCACCACAACAGAATAAGGCTGATTCCCTTTTCTTCGCCATGCCTCTCGCATCTTAGCGTTTTGAGGACCGTTACCTGTTAATCCCCCACCTAACGCAAGCGATAGGAATGCCATAGACGCTGCTGTACCAGTGGCAATTCGTGCCTGGGCTAAATCCGCCTTAGCACCGCCAGCAGCAATGTCAGCCCGAATCTTTTTACTGAACAATGCCAGTGGTGTTCTTTCCCCGGAAAACTTTGCCAGGTTAACCAACACATTATGGAACGGAACAACATATCGACCCAGCGGAGTAGAATGGATAAAGTCGTGCATCTTCTTACCAGCCTGACCCAACTCCTTGGTGAATGTGGCATAGTCTGCAAAATTCTCTGCGTTTGCTTTAATGGATGGCGAAGGATTTTCTAACAACTGGGCAATACGTTCATTTAATGCCTTCTTGCCTAACAAGTGTTTTCCTTCAGACATTGCGGTCCTATGAGCCTGGGCATAAATCTCTGCCGTGTACCCATTCATCTTAAAGTACTCATCCATCGTCAAAAGCAATTTGCCCTGGCTAGACATAAGATGCCCCGCCATATCAGCCCCTTGGTACATGAAACTGCCTTCCTTCAAGCCAAAGTTTTTCCCGGTAATAGCCCTAACATTTGCCTGATCAAGCTTCTGGAATTGAGAAGCTGGAATTTCTTTCAAGGAAGCAACACGCCCTAAATTTTTTGCCAACACAGCAAAGTTTTTTGGCTGGGACATAAGCATTCCATACAACATGGATTGAGCTTCCCCCGCCTGGACTCCCGCTGCCGAACCACCAAACATACGCTTTGTTCTGCGTATTTGTGCTGCTACGCCACGCTCAACAGTTTGCAAACCAATATTCATGACGTTGCCAGCAATGTTGACAACATGGGTTTTGATACCAAACAAAGAGTTGACCCACGCTTCAAAAAACATATCAGCACCACCAAGACGCTTGGCTTCCTTCATCACAGCTTCTGGGTTAGTCTCACGCCACTTCTGTGCAAATGCCAAAGGGTCAATATTGTCATCGACCTGGCGTTGCATTTGCTCACCAACAGACGCAACTTTCTGCCCCTTACCCAAGTCACCTTTCTTCAGGCGATTGCGTATTGCCAAATCCCGACCAGCAGCCTCACTAAATCTTGCTGATTGCTCCTCAATCACATCCATGTGAAACCGGAATTGCTGTAATGCAGCTTCCGCAGAAGCCTCGCCACCTTCCCTAGCTAAATCATCAATACGCTGGAACGATGCTTGGCGGAGCAGTGCAAATTCAATTTCATCAACACGGTTTAATTTTTTATTCGGATCAAACTCCAGTAACCGTTTTGCCTCACCTTCAGGGTCTGCAAAAAACTTCTCTCTGGCTTTGAGTTCATCCGCGGCCTGTATTGCAACTTCACGGCCTTTCTTATTTTTCTTGATAGTCGGTATCCCCTGATCATCAAGAACTGAACGCTCTTTTAAAGTCGCCTCAAGTTCATCGCTAATCTTGCGAAGAATCTTTTCATTATTAATTTTTTCAAACGGCAACTGCATCGCAGAGATGTCATGGACCTGACCGCCAAATGTTGCCTGAACACCAGGAGCGACATCGGCAACCTCATCCACTTGCTTCACCCCAGCCTCTACCCCTTCTTCTACAGCATCAAAAGTTCTTCCTGGGCTTTGAAACCGCTTCAGCAATCTTGCTAATCCAGCCCCCAACTCTAATGGGATAGCGATCCCGATACCCTCGCCAGCACTTTTTAAAGCTTTGGCAAACGTGCTGTCATCTGATTTGGCTGCCAAAAAATCAGTAATGGGATTCCGAAACGGTGAACCCTCTGGCACAAATTCATTAAACATATTGCTTAAGTTGTTATCCAGGTCCATTGAAACCAGATCAGCCCCCACACCACTCCCAAATGTATTGGCCCCCATACCACGAAATGTCATCATCGATGTGGCAAAGGCGGTCAACCCTCGAAGCAACTGCACTCCGGTTCCACCCTTTCGATCCATTGTGCCAATAGGGACATCAATGCGTCCGCTAAGTAACCCCCCCGCACCAATATCCCCAAAGAAATTTTCTGTTCCAAAAAACTGGTCCGCCTCTTCCAAATATTGCTGAACCGTTTTTCCACCAATCTCTGTGTCTCGTAATTCCTGCCCCGCAGCCGTAATATTTGTAGCACTGTTGAAAAATGCATCTGTGGGTCCGCCAAAAACAATCTCGCCCAATGCCCTGGCCGTGGAAATTCCTTCTGGCTCTGGAATGATTCCAGCCTGTGTCACAGGGGTATCCGCCTCACCCACAAATCCAAGAGCCTCTCCTTCAGGTGTACCCTCAAATGCTTCCTGCATCATTTGAGTCACAGTCTCTTCCTTGACCTTGAGCGATTGTTCTGTAAAGGTTGCCTCTAAATCAACCTGTGGAGCTTGCTTGGTCAATGTAATGGTCCCATCAACAGCCAGGGGATTTTTACTTGCTTGGGCCACTTTCACCCCCTTTTCTACGCTCAATAATCTTTTTCAATAACAGTATGTCGTCTTCAGTCATATCTCTTGGAGAATTTTGATATGCTTCTAGCACAGTCTTTTCGGCCTCAACAGGATCAAAAGCTCTGGAAAAACCACGTTTCATATCTACAGTTTCCAACGCCTCTTCAACCGCCAGACGCTTATCCATGCCACTTCGCACCAGCATCTCAACAATTTCTTCTGCATCACCAGCAATTGATGCCTCAACATTGGTAAACTTACTAGTCAACGGGTTACCTAAAATACGCTGGGAAACACGCTGTCTCGCATCATCTACGTTCTGCTCTTCAAATCTGGTTTTACGGTCTGTAATAGCCGTGCGAAATGCGTTAATCTCCTTCACCAATTCCTTCGATTCCTTCAACGAAATAGTTTCAGGAAATTCAAACGGCAATTCAGTCACTTGTTTTTCAAATGCATCTAATACTGCATTGGCATCTTCCGGTAAAATGTCAGGCTTTAAAGTGGCACTCTTAATGTTCTGGAAGATTGCCCCCATCGCCTCTACGTCTTCAAAGCCTTCTGGTAAGTTTTCTGAGTTTTCCTGCTCAACCAACAACTTGACATACTTGTCAATTTTTGCATCATCACGAATAATACCTAAGTCCGCCAAATGCCTGACAAACGCAACATCCACCACACCTTCATCCTGCACTGCTAATTCTGGATTTGGCATATTCAAGGCAATGTGTGCGAAGGCTGCATCTTCTACTTCCTTGGCAATTTTTGTATCACGAGCCTCACGCTGCTTCCTAACTACTGCCCAACTCTTCAGCATATCCGCTTTCCGCTGTGGCTTTTTCTTGGGAGACAACGGGCTTTTATCGATGTTGACTATGTGATTTTTTACGTCATCAACAGTTGTGTCCGCACTATTAATAATCACAGACTCTTCACGATCAAGTTGGGTTAATGCCACTTCATTCTGGAAGCTTTGAATTAACTTCAGACCCTCATCCTCTTCATACACATTAGTACGAACCCCATTCTTGATATGTCCGATATAATTATTTAATGCGGTCTGCATATCAAAGTCCGGGCCAGGATTGGCAACCGCATCTAATACATTTTGTCGTAGTGACAAAGCATTAGCCTTGAAGTTGCCATCATTCACCTTCTTCATTTGCGTTAAGGCTGTAGCCCTGCCACTTAAGATTGACTTCTCGGTTGCCAACTTAAATGTATTCTGACGGCTGACTGGAATATCCCTGAACAATTCAGCCTGTTTCTTTTTTAAACTTTGCAGTAACGTAGACTCATAATTTGCTGGAGAAACCTTTTCCCTGAACTGCGGGTCATTGGCCATGCGATTCACTTCGCCAGCCTTGTACTGTTCAAACTCTAATAATTTATTGTTTGTGTAATTATCATTTTCAACAGCAGCTTGCTGTGCAGCAAACGTACTCATCTTGCCACCAACATTTGCTAATTCCTGCCCAGCCCTGATAGTGCTGTTAAAAGCATTCACAAACGGACCTGGGTTTACAGTCTCCTGAAACCCCTCATTTCTCGCAACGCCTCGTGCGTGTCTCGTAATCTGTATAGCCATTAACCCTGTGCCTTAAATTGTGCAAAACCCAAACCAGCACTACCAGCGGTAGTCAGCAGTGTTGTGCCAGCCCCAAATTTCCCAGCACTCTCTGCTGCGGTTCCTTGTGCAGAAGTAATCGTTGCCCTGGCATTCAAGTTGTCGGAGTCAATCTGACCACCACGCTCAATCACCTGTGCCTCTAAATCTGTAACAAAGTCCTGTTCTGCCAATAAACCAAAATTATCCCCGTCAAACACCTGTACCCCTTGACTGCCAAGGCTGGAAATTGTGGACCCACGCTCATCCCTGCCACGCTTCTTTCTTAAGTCTGCATTAAACCTGGCGTTGTCCTTGGCAATTTTAGCGTTACGTCTTTCAATCTCTGCGTTACGCTGGGCAATCTTGTTTGCAGTTTTGCCCTGTTGCATTTGACCAAATGCAGAGACACCAGCACCAATAGCTGATACAGCTAGACTGGCTAAAGCAATAGTAGTGGGTTCGTGATCTGCCTTCTTGAGCAGCCACTCCCATCTGCTCTGGTCATCTTCACAAAGAGCTAATCCGTAACTCATTCAAAAAACCTCACATACATATAATGATCTTTCCCGTCCGGGCCATATCTCTTCATCGTTGACTCGCAGTGAAAACCAAGTGCTTCAATCCAGCGAAGTGCTGGAAAAAAGTCAGCCTGGACATTTGCCTGGACCCGCCACATCCCCTTGCCAACAGCAATCTTCAGGAAAGTGTCTTGTACATTTTTATGAATCCAGAGGCGGTGCTTTTTATAGTTCTTACCCATTACTACCCAGGCATGACCTACGCCTTCCCAAATAGGAAGTATTCCAGCACAACCTATGATTTCATTTTCCGTAAATCCTGTAAACGCAGTGCCTTTGTTGCCCTCTTTCATGGCTGCGTCTAAACCTTTATCCACCAGCTTGAAAGTATCCTCTTCCCTACTACGCATGAGGATGGCATCCATATGCCAAGGTTCAAACTTTTGGAACCACCTAGAACAACTCTCCGACATTCAGGTCGCCAATAATAGCCACTATATGCATATCAAGTGGCTGTTCTTGTTTAACCTCAATATAACCATCACGATCATATCCAAGGTTCATCACTTTTTTATCTCCGGTAAACAAGTCAGGAGATTTACCCATTTCATCAGAACTCTTTCTGAATGGTAGCTGGTCACCATTAATCTTAATCCCCAGTGTAGATACCAAACGAACCAATACCTGGTTCCACCGTTTCTTCTTACCCTGCGTTGTTCCTAGCGGACTACCAAACTCTGGCCGTGACGGCTTCACAGTGGTGACATAGCTTAATCCGACATATGCTTCAGACACTGCCTTGCTGACAGTCACTGATCCACCCGATACAGTTTTATTAGGAAAGACCGCACCATTTCCAACGATCTGTACCGATTCACCTTCCAGGTGTTCAAGGTTGGATAATGTAGTCACACCAACCCTTACTTCCCCGCTAGAGTCATAAGCTGAATAACCCGTGCCATCAATATTTGAGTCGTCCGTTTGATTGGTTAATTCAAATGTGTTGGCAGTCTTATTAGCAACCTTATAGCGATTGCCATTCAATTCAGTCATGCCCTTGACCAGCTTAATGTCAACCAAGTCACCGTCTGAAAAACCATGTGCGGTTGCAGTAACCACGACAGGATCAGCTTGAGTCGCCCCAGAAATAGTTACCGGGTTATCCAGAGTCAGTCCAGAATCAACAAATATTTCAGGGTTGAGATACTCAATAAATCTTTTGGTAATGCCATTGACCCTGCGTTTTACAGATACCCATAGCTCATCTTTCAACGCATCAGCAGAAGGAATTACAGCTACTGATTCAACGACTGGCAATTCTCCGCCTACAGGATGCTTATGCCATGCAACCACTTCCTGGTCCCGCAAATAAGTACAAGCAATCAAATCCCCGTCTGACGTTACGGCCCATACCAGGGTATCTTCTTCCTGCTGATACGCCATGTCCGTGATTCCAGACTCTGTAAGATTTTCAGCCAGAATAGTAATGTCAGGAGCCAGGTAACCATCTACGTCAAAGTTGAAAACCAACTCTCTTATTTTTCTTCCAGCCCGTTGGTTGAACAACAACAGGTTGCCAACATTTAATGGGTTTACCTTATTGCTGCCAAAACTTGCTTGCCGAATCGCCTTAATATTGCTTGGCGTAATATTGTCGTCCTGCCCACCGGAGATAGTAAATTCACCGCCCAATGTGCCACACAACATATCTGTTGATTCTGCCAACCACTGGATAGCGTTAACCTCGTTTGCCACCAAGGTAAATTCCACAGACTCATCATCCAGGGCAGTACCCTGATCCATATTTTCAAATGCTGCTACCTTGCTGCCCCAGATTTTTTGTGGGTCGTCATTAGACCCGCCCCAATAGAGTCGTTGGTTGAAAAAGGTAACGGCCCCCGGATTTTGATTACTACCGTCAGAACCAGTACCAGCACTACCAGCACAAAAAGTAGAAGGGAAAGTGGTCCCGGTGAAACTGATTGACGAGAGCGTCCACGATGTGTGCGATGTCCTTGTGAGTTTCCTTGGGGCATATGATTTATGGGCTATATATAAAGTATCTGCTGATTGAACAAATTGCAGATCAAATAAATCTGCGGTTGTATAAGTTGTCGTAATTTCTACAGGAACTCCACCACTGGTAATCTGTGCGTTGTTCCGATACACCCTGATATATAAATTGCCAAACTCTAAAATGTACGGCTGAGTTACGCTAAACTCAAATGGAACCAGTCGGACCTTTGCGTCTTGAGTTCCCGCCTGGAATGTCACAGTATCTAATGTATGTGTGGCATTCGTAGTATGTTTAAAACCTATAAAGGTGGATGTCGTAGTTGCGGTTAATTCAATAGTGTGAGTACCTGTACCAAAACTAGTACTCGCAAATATTTGTTCTCCACCTGTTGCAGTGCCGACCTGAACATTGATTGCCCCTACGCCAATCGTAAATGCGAATACATATCTCTGCCCAGCTACTGTCGTAATACTTTGCTCTGCCCATCCATAGTTACTGGCATCAACCGAAGTGATGTCCATCAGGTTGGTATTATGGGCAATGCTGCCTGTGCCAACCGACTTGTCAGTCCATCCAGAAATATCAGATGTAAATGTTCCGTTGGTGACCAACTCTGATGCATCCCCCAACGCCTTCACATCTGCAACAAAATTCAAACCCCCTCTACGCTTAATGCCACCATGAGGTAACACTATTCCGTTTTCCAGAACATTGAGTGAGTCTTTGTATTTTGCAAAATCTACACGCCCTTCTAACCGTGGAGTAATAACCCCGGTAGTAAAAGCAGAATAGATTGAATTACTTTTGGACATCTACACAACATCTCCCAGTCGTGCGTCAACTAATTTTTGGACATCTAAATCGCCAAGGTTGCTTTCCTGACTATCAATAGTTCGTGCTTCCCGTATCTTCCTATCGTAAAGAGTCCAAAACTTTTCAGAAGCTGTATTGCTTCCGGTAATAGGGAACGCTAGTTCCGCAGCAAGCTTTGCGGTATAAGCTCCAATAAATAGCGAATCAAATTCATTAGGGTCTGTGACACGCTTTAAATAAAGTAAATTCACCGCAGAGGTGTCACATAAAATCTTTCTTCCCTCAACCACATAGTCAATCCGAACATCGCCCGAAAAAACATCAACAACTCTCAAACAATCACTGGGCTGTTGAAACTGGTATCCCCACCGGAATGCTGGGGTAGCTGCCAAGGATGCAAGAACTTGTCGCTCCATTGCAAAGTTCCAAAGAGCAGCACGGATGACTTCATCACGCACTTCTTCGTAAATTCCGTTGACTAGCCTCGCCCGTTCCGTATCATCGGTCAGAGAAGTGATTGCATCATCACCCAGGAGCCTTAATGCATTTGATCCAATTTCAACAAATGAGGACATTGATTACCACTAGTTATAAAGTGTATTACCACTAGTTATAAAAGCTTTTGTAACTGGGTACAAAGCTCATGAATAAATTCGTTTAGAACGCCTGGATATTTCTCCAAGTGTTCCTTGTATGCTTCAACCATCTGCATCTGCGTTTCCTGCAATATTGGAAACTGTAAACCAACTGCCAACACTCCCACTTCGTTACCCTGCCTCTCAATCGGCAAACTCAATTCACAACTGGGCAGCTTAAACAATTCGTCCGCATACTCCTTCTTTGGCCTGATCTTAACTTCTGGCCTGTCAAACTGAAGGCATATCTTTTCTGGCGAAACCACATACCTTAGAAACCCCTGCGGGTATGAGGCGATTCCGCTCTTAAACTTCTTTCCCAAAATATTTCCGTATTGCCTTGGCAAATCGTGGGCGAATACGCCCTTCCAATAAAAACAAAAGTCGCTCCACCTCATTCCACCCAGGCTGGTTATCGCAAAAAATATGGTAATGCTTGCGAAGCTTTACACCATCCATCCCGAAGAACCTCTTCTGGAACCAGGCCCACTTGGGTCGTTCACGGTGGAAGACGGCATCATTATGTGGCTGAATGTTTGCTATCGACTCCCAATCCGTATCGCTGGTGTCATACCAGGTCATAAAATGCTCCACAGAATTTTCATCCGACAATTCAATAGTGTGAATTACATCCTTGTCAGTGCGAAGCGTGTAATCTAAAAATCTGATTTTGTCTGGCTTTATTTTTTCTACAATCATAAAAAAGAGGGGGAGCCTGTGTAAGCACTCCCCACTTACTTAGTTTACTGCGTAAGTCACAACCATAGTCACATCGCCAGCAGCAGCAGTAGCTGGGTTGGCAGACATGGTCAGCCCAATGCGAAGGTCAACATGAGGGTCTTCAGAAATTCCCGCATCTTCCCACACATGGTTAGCCACAGCATTGACGTTACGAACCTCATACGCCAACTCAACACCAGCAGTGTTGGCAGCCTGTAAAGTCGTAATAGCCGTTGCATAACAGTCCTCGTCAACAACCGCATTAGCAGCAGTACGAGTGCCACTAATCGTGTAGTCTTGAGGGCCGTTATAGATTCCACAGTTAGCCGTCAAAGTAGGCGTACAGTTAGAATCCAGGTCGTCATTAAACAGTTGGATGCTCATAATCTTGGCATTAGAGGGAACCTGTGCCAACAAAAGAACATCGTTGTCATCTATATCGCCCGTACCAGCAGCGATTGTGTCCATAGCGACACGCACCTTTCCACCCATGCTACCCGCTTCACGAAGAACCTGTGGGTTAGCATCAATGGCGGTGATTTCAATACCTTTAGCTGTTGCCATTGTTAATACTCCTTAAAGTAAAATTAAACATTCAATCGTGATTAAGCAGACTCGTCACAGTCAATCTGGACAACTTTCTCGTCTTCGATTCGTGTCGCACCCATAGAGGCTTCCACAAATACTTGAGTAGAGTAGTTTTTATCTGCTCTTTCGCTGATGCGAATGTTGGGAGTACCGTTCATAGCAAGACCAAGACCACTCTTCGCCCAAGCAATACAAGAGCGGATGTTAGAAGCAACATCCAGGCGAGTAGTGATGATCCACTTAAAGCCCATAAAAGTATCAATGTCACCAGACATCAACAGTCGCACAGAGTTGTAATCTGCGGATGTAATGGTGGTGTCATTCAACAAGGCTTCCAACTGATCTGGCCCGATTGCAAAGAACATTTCCTCTTCATCAGGATCAACATCGTTGTCCAAGAGAATCTTCTTGGCTTCGATAATTTTTGCCAGGGTCAAATCAGCAGAACCGTTAGCAATCTGCTGTCCAGCAGGAAGAGCAACGGTAGAAGATGCATCGGCTGAATCAATGCTGAAAGCATTACCCAAAGCAGCGTCAATGATAATGTCGTCCTTCTGACGATTTAAAGCCCATAAGAGTTGTTTCATAGTTGGGCTTTGTGGGTCCTTCGCCATCTTGACACGATCAGGATTGTCGATCAGGTCAACGGCACGATAGGTGTTGAACGTAACTCGCCTACGAGAAAATGGAACCTCTGTGAGAGGCGTATCTTCATGGCGAGAAACCGCTTGAACCATATTAACCGTATCCATCCGATCAAAATGGAAGTTTTTGGCATCTGAAACTTGTTCAACACGAACTCGACTTCCAAACTTACTATCCTTTTGAGAAGCAAGATGTATAAAGTTGTCGCTGAACTGTTGCTCAAACGCCCTATTAATCTGGTTAGACATTTGGTAACTCTCCTAATTAATGTTAAAAGTTCTAACTTTCGGAGAGTTGCCCAATGTGTTGGACTCTCCTGGCATTGCTTGTTGCCTGACCCAGAGCGGGTTGCCAGGACTAAGAAGGACTTGCAATTTTCCTATGCGGGTTGCTTATCCTTATGGATCGAAGGCAAAGACTTTAAAACTCGCTTCTTTGTCTTCTTTTTTTCCACCTTAATTTCCGGTGGTTGAATTGCCTTCTTTGGGTTCGTTGTGTAAAAGTAACAATTAAGTAACTTACTTGCGTCAACACTAGCTTTGTATTCACGGCAAGTAGATGTCTCCTTTACAAACTGAACACACTCAAGGCACGAAACTTCTTTATGTAAAGGCATTATTCACTCCCGTGAATAGTGTTATTCCAACGCTCAATCATCTTCGCCACTTCTTTATGGCGTGGATGTTTTTCGTTAAAATATGCCTGATAATCTTCGCTTGAAGGGTCTGCGTAAAACGCATCCTTCGCTTTTTGTGCAGATTCGGGATCGGTAAACGCATTAACTTTTGGATCGCCAAGATGCTTGCCTTCTCCAAAATCCTTTGCTATCCGGTCCATGAACTTTGCAATTCTTGGATCGTTGCCAAGCCCCTGGTCAAAGAATGCCTTGTCCTCTTCAGTGGCGTACTTGTCAACCAGTCGTTGCACACCCGCCAGCTTTTCATCGTACTGACGGCCCCAATCAGCCCGTAACTCAATTTCAGCTTTCTGGATATTGTTCTGCTTTTCTACATCATTCTGAACGTAGACATCTTTTGTCTTGCTATTCCACCAGTTGTAAAACTCTGTTACCTGGTTATTGTTCAGACCCTTCTGATGTGCAAACTGCAAGAACTCTTTTTCAAATTCCGTGTCATACTGCATACCCTCTGGAAGTTCAGCCTTTTCGTACTGGTAATCTTCCGGGGTTTCAGGTCTGCCAAGCTTGGAGTAAAACTTATTCCAATCCTCTTCGGAAGCGTCATCGCCTGGAATCCTGACCGAACCTTCAAAATACTTTTCCGTTTCTACATAGCTCTTGGCTAAACCAGAAACATCCTTGAACTTTTCAAGGGTCTTGACACCCTTTAGTTCATCTGGCAAATCATCACGCCAAGTCTTCTCTACTTCAGGTGCTGCTGTTGCTTCTGTAGTTTCACTAGATACTTCTGATTCTTCGACTGCCCCTTCGGGGGTTATAGCCTCTTCGGTCATAAACTACTTTCCTTTGTTTTCCCAGCTTTCTACGTTCTGCTTAATCTGCAAAAATACCGCACGACATCCTTCGTTATATGCGGTTGCATGAGAATCGCCTGGAACAAAGCTGGTGGTGTTGTTATATTGACTTTCCAGAAAGTCATAAACAATCACCCCGTTGCCACTTCTAAATGTTTCCCAAAACGCCCTGGCTAGTTTGTCCTTAGTTTGGACTGAACTGCTGGACGAGTTGTTGCTTTTCTTCGTCACTTAAATTTGCTGCACTTTCCTGTAATTGCTGCATAGCCGGGGCTGCTTTACCAGCCGACTCTGCCATTAATGCCAACTGTTGCTGGCCTTCCATCTGTTGTTGTTTTTTCTGTACAGCTTGAATTGCCTGGTTAGTGGCCTCACTGCTTTGAACCGCAGCTTTAGGCACTCCCATAATTGGAGCCACCAGACGTGCTGCCGAAACAAGATCAGGAACCTTCGCCACATTCGGATCAATCTGCGACCACTGCATCATCAAGTTGATCCAGTTATTCAGCGACTGCACCTCAACCATCTTCTGGCTTCTTGCCAATTGACCAGTATATTCAATCTCAATAGAAGAGATTCCTTCCAGGACCGCTGGGGGTTCAGGCAAAGCCTTCGCTCTGAACATGATACCCACTACCCTTTCCAGCATCGGCCCCAGCACTTCAGATTCAAATCTCGCAATAGTCGGACCTAAAAGCCGTTCCATCTCATTTCTGCGAGTTGCAATCTCTTCAGCCGTCATCCCCTTATTATTAGGAAGACTCAACTGGTCCGTAAGATAAACATCACGAATTGCCTGACGCAGTTCATTTGCTTTCAAAGAAGACAGGTCCAGCCTTAACTCTGACGGCAATAACCTGACATCATTCGGGTTCCTACTATATATAATAG